ATAACTGGCTCATTAAACCAACAAGCTAATTTTAATCGTAAAGATGATCCTGCTTACGCAAGAAAAATGGATAGGACTAGAGAGATAGTTAAAAAGAGACTAGATAAAAAGAAAAAGAAATGATAAATAAATTAGATATATTAAAACAATTACTCATTCTTGAGTATGATGCTGAAGTAGAAAAAGCCTTAGCAAATAAAGCAAAGTCTACTGGCATATCTAAATCAATACTTAAAAGTGTTTATTCTAAAGGTTTGGCAGCTTGGAAAACAGGACATCGTCCTGGAGTTGGTCAACATCAATGGGCAATGGGCAGGGTAAACTCATTTGTAACAGGTAAAGGTGGAGCAAGAAAAGCAGATAAAAGTTTATGGAAAAAGGCAAGTAAATCTAAAAAGAAAAAATAAAATGAATAGTATTTCATTCTTCAAAACTCTTTTAATGAAAGAGTTAAACGAAAAAGATCTTCCTGGAAATCAAGAAAAGATAGCACAAGCAGCTGAACCTAAAGACAAAATTACTGGTGCAGACTTTGCTGCACTTCGTGCAAAAAAAGATGTAAAAAAAGAAGGTGAAGACCATGAAGTATCAATGGCGCAAAATAGTCTTAAGTCTATTATAAGTTCAGCAAGTCAATTAATGAATATGTTAGGCCAAGATGAGAAAGACATCCCAGCTTGGATTCAGGACCATATTACTAATGCAGAAAACTTTATTAATCAGGCTTCAAAGAATTATCATGAATATCATAATGGTGAGCATGATATGGATGAATTACCAGATGGTACAATTGAAAAGCCAGCAGGCGACGCAGAAGATTTAGATATGACTCTTAAATCTATGATGGAAGCTAAGTCTATTAGTCTTAAAGATTTTTCTAAAAATTTACAACTATATAAAAAAGAAGACATCACTAAATCTCAACTTATTACCTCTTATAATAAGTTAAATGCAAAAGATCAAGATAAAGCTAAAGAGCTTGCTAAAGATCTTGATGTATTACCTACTCCAAAAAAGATTAAAGAGACATCTCTTAAATCTATGATGGAAAATGTACTTTCAGAGTATGAAGTTCATTATTACATGGATAATGGTAAATGCTATAAAAAAGATGACGAAGGAAATAAACAAGAAGTAAATGCTTCAGAGTGTAAAAGAAGAGGAATTAGAGAAGCTAAAAAAGCAAAATAATAAATGCCAGTGAGTAACCAAGATATATTAAAGACTATACTCTTACAAGAGTTAGATAGGATGGAACCTGAACAATCAACGTTTGAGGATGATCCTATGCAATTTATATTAAAGAAATATGTAGGACTTAAGAATACTCTTGAGTATCTTATGACTCCTTCATTTGAAGAATATATTACTGGTATATATGTAGTTGCTCCTAAGCCGACAACATTTAAAATTGTTTTACATAATGGACAATTCTTTTTCTTGCAGTTTATGGGCAAAGCTTATGAAGCAACTGTAGAAGGAAAAAAATACTATTTAATGTCTATTGGTGAGAAAGAAAGATGTATGGTTGCAATATCAAGGCTTCTTAGATTTGGCAATCCTTTAAAAACTAAAGGACCTGATGGAGCAGAACAAGGTACTAGAGATTCAGAAGGGCCTACAGAAGAAGCAGGACCAACACCACCATCAGAAACAGGTACAGAAGAAACAGGTGGAGAAGAGTTAACAGAAGCTAAAATTTTAAAATCTATATTAAAAGAAGCTGATACAAAAAGAGCTTCTAATTTTGAACTTGCATTAGTTTTAGCTTGGTATGATATATTTAAGCCAAAGTCAGATGAAGTATATAGTATCGGTGGATTAACACCAGAACTTGTTAAGGTTATTAAAGCTGATAAAAAAATGTATGAAGGTGCAATTAATTCAATAAATTCATACAAAAGTACATTTAAAGGAAAATCTGCATATAAAGTTGGAAGAGATGCTTCTACAACTTCTTTTTGGAAAAGCTTTGGAGCATCAGATAATACCCCAAAAACTGATGTAATATTAGGAGCTGCTAGAGTATCTGTAAAAGCTGGTAATGCACAATTACTATCCGCAGGTAAAAATGAATCAGAAGCTACATTAGCAGCATCTGTAAAAAACACTCCTGGTATTAAAAAATCTCCTTTATATAAAGAATTACAAAGTGTAATAAGTCAATTTGTTAAAGTCGGATATACTAAAAAAGGAACAGTAGGCACGGTTCTAAAAAAAGGAAAAGACGAAGATATTAATAAAGCTGAAAAATTGCATAAACGTTCAATGGAACTTTTAAAACAACTTTTTAGTTCTAATAAAGATTTTAAAACGGCTTTTATGAAAGAAGCAATGTCTGGAGCTGAAAAGTTTGGACCGTCTTCTCCTGCTTGCGCTGAATATGTCTTATCTACATCTAAAGACTTTACTAATCCTCAACTACATAGAATAGATGATAGTTATTCAGATAAAGTTGGCAATCAAGTTAGGATCCAAGTAAGATTTAAGAGCACAAGTGAATCTCTTAAAGGAGAAAAAACTGGCAGATATAGATATTGGTCTGCACTATCAGGAATATTAGATCCATCTAAAATAAAAGAATCTGAACTTTCTGAAGATGAAAACGATAGTTCTGATACTCCTATAGATGTTAATGTTTTAGGTAGTGATAGCATTGATTTTGCAGTTTAGTATTTAAAAAAATAAATTTTTTTATTTCAATTATTTGTTGTATATTAGCCATAAATTAATCACATGGCAAAAAAAGATACAATTTATAGAACTATAAAGTCTATAGAAGGAACAACAATCCACATTTATGAAGATGAAAAAGGCACTACAAAACCCCATTGTGCCACAGGACCTGCTATCCTTTATGGAAAAGGACAGAACAAACAAGATGAATACTATTTGTTTGGAGTAAAGTACGATTATGATAGGTGGCTAGAATTATCTAGACCTTTAAGGAAAGCTACTACTAAAGAAGATTTTGTTGATTGATAAATATTTATAAGTAAATGTACGACCATGTCATTTAACTTAGAAAAGTATTTAGTCGAAAACAATCTTACTATAATCTCTAGGATTAGAGAAGAGGAAGATATGGAGGTAGAACCTTCAAAAGATGATCTTAAACAATCTGAGAAAGACTTTAGATCAATAGATAAAAAAAAGAAAGAGCTTGCAAATCTTCAACAACAAGTAAAAAAAATCCTTGCTAAATATACAGAAAGAGGATCTGATGGTAATCTTAAACTTAAAGATGTAGCCGGATATAAAAATGCTGTTGGAAATATTCCTGATAGAATTAAGCTCCTTAAAACTCAGATAGATAAAGTAGAAAATCCTAAATTAGATTCAGATGAAGAAGACAATTAGTATTGTAGTAATATGTATTTTAGCTTTAATAGCAGTATGGTATGTATTCATTTATAAAACACCTAAATTTGATACAAAACCTTTTGAACAAAAAATTGATTCACTTCAAAATAATATTGATTCTTTACAAATAGAGAATGTTCATTTAGAAGGTGCTATTGGAATATTAGAACATGATAATGAGTACTTGGTAGTTAAAATAGGTGGATTAAATGAAAAAGTCTTAGATTTAAAAGGTGATCTTAAAGATGCTAAAAATGCTTTAAAATATACTCCTACTCAAGTAGATAGTTTTTTTATAGCTAAATATCCTAATGAATACACTATAGTATCTGAAGATACAACTCAACTTCCTTTAGAAGTAAGTAAAGCAGTTGTTGTAGATCTTCAAGAAGGAGAAACAAATGAGAAGTTAGTAGTAGCTCAAGATAGTGTTATAGTTACTTTAGATCAATCTCTTAAGAATCGTGAAGAAGTTATTATTAAGTTAAGAGATAAAGAAGCTAATTATATTCAAATAGATAAAGATAAATCAAGCCAAATCGACAATTATAAAATACAAGTTGATGGTTTGAAAACAGAAGTAAAAAAAGCTGATCGTAAACTTAAATTTGGTAGATTCCAAAAAGTAGCTTTAGGCGCTGCGATCATAGGTTTATTAATTGTAAAATAATGTCTGATAACCAGATATCGATAAAAGAAAAGATTAGAGAAGAGTTTGTCAAATGTGCGACAGATCCTGTATACTTCATGAAGAAGTATTATATGATTCAGCATCCACAAAGAGGTAGGCAGTTCTTTAATCTTTATCCGTTTCAAGAAAAGGTTCTTAAACTGTTTCAGAAACACGATTATTCAATCATAAATAAGTCAAGACAGTTAGGTATATCTACCTTAGTATCTGCTTACTCATTATGGTTAATGCTCTTTAATAAAGATAAAAACGTTCTTGTTATTGCTACTAAGCAAGACACTGCCAAAAACATGGTAACTAAAGTAAGATTTGCTTATCAGAACTTACCAAGTTGGCTTAAAATAGGAACGGCTGAAGATAATAGACTTAGTCTAAAATTAGTAAACGGTTCTCAAGTAAAAGCAGTATCTGCCGCTGGTGATGCTGGTCGTTCTGAAGCCGTATCTTTACTAGTTATAGATGAGGCTGCGTTCATTGACAATATTGAAACTATCTTTACTGCTGCTCAACAAACATTGGCAACAGGTGGAGGTTGCGTAGCTTTATCCACTCCTAATGGTGTAGGTAACTGGTTTCATAAAACCTATACATCTGCTCAAGAACAGCAAAATAGGTTTTTACCGATCTCTCTTCCTTGGACAGTTCATCCTGAACGTAATCAAGATTGGAGAGACGAACAAGATAAAATATTAGGTAAACGTAATGCGGCTCAAGAGTGTGATTGTGATTTTGCTACTTCTGGTAATACTGTAATAGAACCAGATGTATTAAATTGGTATGAAGAGAATATGGTTTGTGAGCCAATAGAAAGGCGAGGTTTGGATAAAGCATTATGGTTATGGGAATACCCAGATCCAATGAAATACTATGCCTTAGTTGCAGACGTGGCTCGTGGTGATGGTAATGACTATTCTTCTTTTCATGTTATAGATATAGAATCTGTAACTCAAGTAGCAGAGTATAAGTCACAAATAGATACTAGAGAGTACGCTAATATAATATTAAGTGTTGCGGCTGAATATAATAATGCATTGGTTGTTGTAGAAAACGCTAATATAGGTTGGGACGTAATTCAAACTGTGTTAGAAAGAGGATATAACAATGTACATTACAGTTATAAGCAAGATCAAAACATGGACTTTACTAAGTATGTAGATAGATTCAATACTCAGACTGGTTTAGTCCCAGGCTTTAGTACAACAGAAAAGACTAGGCCTTTGGTTATAGAAAAGATGAGAGACTTTGTAGAGAATAAAGTAGCAAATGTAAAGTCAATAAGACTTTTAGAGGAGTTAAGAGTCTTTATTTGGAAAAATGGTAAAGCTCAAGCAATGCAAAGTTATAATGATGATTTAGTTATGTCTTTTGCTATTGCTATGTATTTAAGAGAAACGAGTCTTAGATATAGAAAGACAGCAGAAAATTTAACTTACGCAGCATTAAATAGTTTTACTAGAACTCAAGATAATAGTATTAGTTACAACTCTAATAATCAATATAATCAAAACCCTTGGGCTATGAATATTAATACTCCGATGGGTGGCGAATCACAAGATTTAACTTGGTTAATTTAAAAATATGGCAGAACAACAACCGCAAAAACAAAACAATTTATTCTCTACCTTAAGACGTCTGTTCTCTACAGATGTTATCATTCGTAATGAGGGTGGAGATATGCTTAAAGTAATTGACACCGATACTATACAAAGGTCTGGTGTTATTCAAACTAATTCTTTAATTGATAGATTCAATAAGGTATATACTACATCAACAGCATATGGTGTAAACCTTAACTTAGCACAAAACTATCAATCAGCAAGGGTTCAAATATATGCAGACTATGATGCTATGGATACAGATGCTATTTGTTGTTCAGCATTAGATATTGTAGCTGATGAATGTACTCTTAAAAATGAACAAGGTGAAGTATTACAAATTAGATCTTCTGATGAAAATATTCAGAAACTCCTATACAATTTATTTTATTCTGTACTTAATATTGAATTTAATCTTTGGTCTTGGGTTCGTAATATGGCTAAATATGGTGACTTCTACCTCAAATTAGAGATAGCAGAAAACTATGGTGTTTATAATGTAATTCCTTTTTCAGCATATAATATTATTCGTGAAGAAGGATATAATCCACAAAATCCGCAAGAGGTAAGATTTAAATACGATCCAAATGCAACACTGGCTTCATCTACAGGATATAGTGCGCAACAAAACAAAGATACGGGAATTTGGTTTGATAATTTTGAAATGGCGCATTTTAGGTTGACAGGAGATGTAAACTATCTTCCTTATGGTAGATCTTATTTAGAACCTGCTCGTAAATTATTTAAACAGTATGTATTAATTGAGGATGCAATGTTAATTCATCGTATCGTAAGAGCACCTGAAAGAAGAATTTTTTATGTAAATGTAGGAGCAATTCCTCCAGGTGAAGTAGATAATTACATGCAAAGGATGATTCAAAAGATGAAGAAAACTCCTTTGATTGATCCAAATACTGGTAATTATAATCTTAAATATAATCAGCAAAACCTATTAGAAGATTTTTTTATACCTGTAAGAGGTAACGATACATCTACTAAGATAGATACAGCAAAAGGTCTTGATTATAATGGTATTGAAGACGTAGCTTATTTTCGTGAAAAGTTATTTGCTGCCCTTAAAATACCTAAGGCTTTCATGGGATATGAAAAAGAT